AGCGGGAACTGTATATGCAGCCCGCAGAGGCACGGACGCTTGGGCGGGAAAACCCACAACCAAAGAGGAATAGATGTTTAGCTGGATTGGCGATGTGGCCCAAGCTGGGGCGGAGATGTACATCCTGGCGCATTATTCGGGGGTGCTGCTGTTGGGGCTGGCCCTGGTGGCGATAACCATCAAATCGTTCCGGCGGTTTGACCTCCCGGCAGATTACCGCTGGGTATATGTCGGCGTAGCGCTGGCGCAGACGGGCGTAATCGTGTTGGCGGCGGTGGTGGCCCTGATACTGATTGTCCAGGGGCACTAAATGGACGACCTGGATTTGGCGCAACAACATGAGGAGGCCCATCGCGCACAGGCCTTACGGCAGGTGCAAGCCAGGCAAAAAGCCACAGCCCCCTTTATCCGGTTGGGAATAAGGGTATGCCTGGACTGCCAAAGCCCCATATCTCCCCAGCGGGTAGCGGCCAACCCCCAGGCGGTGCGCTGCCTGGGCTGTCAAACGGAAAAGGAAACACATGAACGGTGATGGGCTGGATTGGCGGATGATGGGGGTGCTGGCCACGCTGTTTGTGGCGTGGTCGGCGCTGTTATTTGGCATGATTCGGTGGTTGTTAAACCGCTATCAAAGCCACATGGATGAAAAATTCGACGGACTGGAGCGTGGTCGCAACGAAACGGAGCGGTATGCGCGGCAACTGGAGCAAAAACTGATGGAACTTATCGCATCGCTACCCAGGGACTATGTGATGCGTGAGGACTGGATACGGTTTGCGGGCGTCATTGATGCCAAGATGGACAGGTTGGGCAACCTAATGAACGAATTGTTAAGGGGGCAGAATGAACGGCGAAATTGATTTGGAAAAGGCGCAGCGGGAAGAAGCGCGATGGCGCATCCTGAAAGGTCTGGATGTGGGGCGTCCGTACCCGGTGGGCGAGGGGATATTGCTCCGCCTGTTGGCAGACATCAGCCTGCCCATATCGCCTGCGGGGCTGCGGCGTGAGCTGGGCTATTTGCAAGGCCGCGACTTAGTAAAACTGACCCAGCCCCCCACTGGCCAATGGCTGGCCGAACTCACCCGTATCGGCATTGACCTGGTGGAGTACACCGTGGATTGTGACCCTGGCATTGCCCGCCCGGCGAGGGATTAACCATGCCGAAACGCAGCGCGGTGGAAATGTTGCCTGATGAGGTAAAGGCCGAGCTGAATCGAAAGCTGATTCGGCGCGGCTTTTCGGGCTATGTTGCTCTGGCAGAGTGGTTGGAGGCAAAAGGGTTTGGCATATCCAAATCCGCCATCCACCGCTATGGGCAGGATTTTGAAGAGCGCTTGGCCGCGTTGAAGGTCGCCACGGAGCAAGCCAAGGCTATCGCCGAATCAGCCCCTGACAACGAAGGTGCGTTGAACGATGCCCTGATACGGGTGATACAGGAAAAGGCATTTCGGGCATTGGTGGACATGGGAGACCCCGGCAAACAATCGCTGACCGGCCTGGGCCGTATGATTGCGGAGCTAAACCAGGCATCGGTACGGCAAAAAGAGTTTATGGCCAAACTGAGAGAAAAAACCACCCTGGCCGCCGAAAAAGTGGAAAAAATGGCCAGCCAGGGCGGCCTATCCCCGGCGCTGGTGCGCCAAATCAAGAACGAAGTGCTGGGGGTAACAAAATGACCTCCACCAAGGGCAAGCGTAAAATCAAAACTGCCCCCAAACCCAACGGGGTGCTGTTGCCCTACCAAGCGGCGTGGCTGGCCGATAAGAGTGTGGTGAAGGTGGTGGAAAAGAGCCGCCGGGTGGGCCTGTCCTGGGCCGAAGCCGCCGATGCCGTCCTGATGGCTGCCGCAGCGGACGGCATGGATTACTGGTATATCGGCTATAACCAGGAAATGGCCAGGGAGTTTGTCTTGGACGCTGCCGAATGGGCCAAAGCCTACCACCTGGCGGCCTCGGAGGTGGGCGAAATTGTTTATGACGACGAAAGCAAGGCCATCCTAGCGTATCGGTTGACCTTTGCCAGCGGATACCGTGTGACGGCGTTGTCCAGCCGCCCCACCAACCTGCGGGGCAAACAGGGAGTGGCCTGCATTGATGAGGCTGCATTCCACGATGACCTGGACGGCCTGTTGAAAGCTGCAATGGCCCTGCTGATGTGGGGCGGCAAGGTGCGCGTCATCAGCACCCACAACGGCGATGCCAACCCCTTCCACCAGCTTATCCAGGACATCCGCGCCGGCAAAACATCCTACAGCCTGCACCGAATCACCTTGGACGACGCCCTGGCCCAAGGGCTTTACCGGCGCATCTGCCTGAAGTTGGGGCGCCAGTACTCACCCAAGGCCGAAGCCGAATGGCGGGCGTCGCTGGTCGCCGATTACCGCGATAATGCCGACGAAGAGCTATTCTGCATCCCGGCCCAGGGGTCGGGCCGATGGCTGACGCGGGCAATCATCGAAGCCCGAATGAAGCCGGGGCCTGTGCTGCGGCTGACTTATCCGGTGGGCTATGAGCTGCTGCCGGAGGCCCAACGCGCCCAAGAGACCCACAATTGGCTAGCTACCCACTTAGACCCGGTGTTGATGGCCCTGGACGGAGACTTGCCCAGCCACTTTGGTATGGATGTTGGCCGGGAACATGATTTGAGCGTGATTGTCCCCTGCCAGGTGAACCGGATGTTGGTGCGACGAGTACCGTTTGTACTGGAGATGCGGCGGGTGCCCTTTGCCCAACAGCGCCAAGTGTTGTTCCATTTGGCGGAGCGCCTGCCCAGGTTTTCCGGTGGGGCGGTGGATGCGGGGGGCTTGGGTGCTCAATTGGCCGAGGAGACCGCCAGCCGGTTCGGCGGTGGGCTGATACACAGGGTAAAGCTGTCCGAGGCATGGTATCGCGACCACATGCCCCCCTTGCGGGCGGCGTTTGAGGACGCCAGCCTGGAACTCCCAAAAGACGCCGACCTGCTGGCCGACCTGATGAGCCTGCGTGTGGTCAAAGGCATACCCAAACCGCCCGACCGGCCCGGCAAGGGAATGGACGGGCAGCAACGCCACGCCGATGGCGCGGTGGCTGTCGTCATGAGCTACTTCGCCAGCTTGCAAAACCCGGTGGCCTACGACTGGACGCCCGTGGCGTCAGCGGATGATGATGACCGACGCGGCTGGTATCCCGGAGGGCGTAACAATTGGCGGACTGGAGGTAACCGATGGTAAAACTTTTAGACGCATACGGCCGTCCGGTGGATTTGGCCGAATTGAAAACTCCGGTGGCCTTTCCCCGCACAGTGAGTGGAATTTATGAGTTCTGGGGCGACTCCGTGGCCGATGGGATGACGCCCGGACGCCTGGCCACTGTGCTACGGGCTGCCGCCGAGGGTGATGGTGATGCGTATTTGGTTCTGGCGGAAGAAATGGAAGAGCGCAACATGCACTATGCCAGCGTGTTGCGTACCCGCAAGCTGGCAGTAAGCGGTCTGGAGGTGACGGTGGAAGCCGCCAGCGACGATGCCCAGGACGTTAGGTTGGCGGATGATGTTCGCCAATTGGTGCGCCAGGCGGAATTTGCCAACTTGGTGGATGACCTGCTGGACGCCCTAGGGAAGGGGTATAGCGCAGCGGAAATCCTCTGGGACACCTCTGCCCGGCAGTGGGCGCCTAAAGGTTACCTCCACCACGACCCGCGCGTGTTTCAGTTTCACCCCACCACGGGCCTGCAAATCCGCGTGGGAGACCCCGCACAGATAGCCGGGCAGCCCCTGCCACCCTATCGATTGATTGTGCATCTGCCCCGCCTGAAGTCCGGGGTAGCGTTGCGCGGTGGCTTGGCCCGCCTGGCGGCCTGGGAGTACCTGGTCAAGACGTATACCATCAAGGACTGGGTGAGCTTTGTGGAGGTATTCGGCCATCCCATCCGCCTGGGTAAATACGCGCCCGGTGCCACGCCGGAAGACCAGGCCAAACTCAAGCGGGCAGTGATGGACATCGGCCATCAGGCCGCCGGTATTATGCCCAGTACCATGGATGTCCAACTGATAGATGTTAATCGAGGCACGGGGAACGACACGTTTGAGCGGCTGGCCGATTGGTGTGATAACCAGATGTCCCTGGCCGTGCTGGGGCAGACGGCCAGCACCAAGGGCACCCCCGGCAAATTGGGCAATGACAACCTTCAATCAGACGTACGCAAAGACCTGACCAAGGCCGATGGCCGTCAGTTGGCCGCTACCCTGACTCGTGACTTGGTTAAACCCTACATTGACCTGAATTATGGCCCCCAGGCGGCTTATCCCCGCATTCAAATTCTGCTGCACGAGCCGGAGGACATCGCGGCTCTGGCCGATGCACTGCAAAAACTGGTGCCGTTGGGCTTGCGGGTGGAAACCAGCGTCATCCGCGACAAGCTGGGCCTGCCCGACCCAGAAGACGGCGCAGAAGTTCTGGGTGTGGCGGCACCGCTGAACACCCCCGGCATGGCTCAAAACACCGCATCCGGCATTGCACTAAACCAAGCCACCCAAACGCCCGAAACCGACGACCTGGACGCCTTGGCG